CGAGCAGTAAGGCAGTAAAAGTTGACGGTTCACGCCGTCGTCCGGGTCCCCATCGTCTAGAGGCCTAGGACATCGCCCTTTCACGGCGGTAACCGGGGTTCGAATCCCCGTGGGGACGCCAATAAATCAGGCACTTAGCTTGGTTATCTTGGAAAAATCACTATCCATGTCAGCCATATGTCAGCCAAGCATTCCCACGGCTGGGCATTATTTCGGCTGCATCTCGTCTTTCGACCCTAGCCAAAACCTTACCGCTCTCGGGCTTTCATGCGCTCGGCGATGGTCGTCCCCTACTGAAGCTTTCCCCCGTAATTCTTCACACGTCATAACGGTATAGTGCCCGACGTTCAAGGTCAGCCGGGCCGCGCGGGTACAATTCTGCGGCGTACGCAAATAATCAGAGTAGGGGGAGTAATGGCAGAAAGCCAGACCGAGCTACGCGGGCAGATCACCACGGCTGTCGTGGTTGGGGGTCGGAGCATCCAAGTAACCCACTGATCCGACTCCATAACGCGAATTCGCGCTTGGGTTGATTCGGAAATGAGAAAGCCCCCGTCCGGTAAGTGCCTGGGGAGGCTTCCAAGAAGTCTAAGAACCAGCCTGCGACGGGGACTCGATTAGTATAGCGTCTTCGTCTCGGTGCAGAAATGAGGAAGCCCGCAACGAACCCATGCTGCCGATTGATCGGCCCCCAGGCTCTCAACGTCCAAGACGACTTCACGGGCTGAATTCAGTATAGCGGAATACTGAACAGGAAAAGGCACCCCCACGGGGATTCCTGCCTTTCGACCGGAACCTCTACGCCCGAAGCGTGCCGTGGGGGATGCGGGGCCATAGTAATCCATAGCTACAGGAATTAGGAGCCCCCCAGCGGACCACTGCCTTTCGACCGCGGCCTCTACGCCCGAAGCGTGGTGGGGGGCAAGCTCATCATAGCACCATGCAAAAAAATCCCGGCACGCGGCCGGGACAGGAGGGGGGCCATGGGTTTAACCACCCCCTAGGAGCGCACCTTGGTATTCAGTACGTCATCTCGATCTCCGCGAGCGTGGTGACCAGCTCCAGCGCCGTCATGTCCAGGCATTGCAGCGCGTCGTGCGGCAGCCCTTCCAGCAGCTGGCGGTCTTCCTCGCTGATCTCATCGACCATGATCCGGCCGGCCAGGGCCAGAAGCTTGTCCGAGTGCCAGCGGTAATTCGACAGCCCCGGGAATCCGGGCTCGCCGTATCGCGGCCGATCATCGGGCAGCGCCTCGCGCAGTACGGAGAGGAGCCGACGCATCGCCAGCTGCTGGCCGTCATCAACCGGGGACCGTGCCCGCATCGCGGCTTCCAGCGCCGCCAGGCGTTGTTCGAGCGTGGCCATGCGTCGCCCTCCATTCTTCGACCAGCGGCGTCAGGTCGCAGCACAGCTCGGCGTCGGACTTGTGCATCGCGACAAGCCGCTCTTCCTCTTCCACGCTGGCAAACCATTCGCCGCGGTCCATCAGCATCTGGATAACGCCTTCCAGCTCTTCGTCGGTCAGGTCGCGGGCTGTGGTGCCAGTTCTCCCTTCCGGGCCGCTCAGCCGCCGCACCTCCAGTGCTCGAATCCGTTGCTCAAGTGTTGCCATTGTTTCCCCTTTCCAGCGCGGCGATGCGCTTATCCAGATCGCAGGCCTCAAACAACTTGCGCAGCTCACCCAGGACGTACACCAGGCGCGCGCCGTCCTGGGAAGGGACGCGCCCACCCCGCATGTCTCGATACACCCGCGCCATCTCCCGCCTCAGCCCGTCCAGATCGTTCAGGTTGATGCGGGGGGCAGGCAACACGACAAGCGCCGCCTGCTTGCCGCCTGGCGCCCGGTCGTTTGTGGAATCAGGCCGCTTTGCCATGCCTCAGCCTCCCTCCCCGCGCAGTCTGAACAGCTCGATCTCGCGGATGGATTACCTTGTCGGTGCTCATTTGATCCCGTTCCTGTATGCGTTTCGGATGGCCTCGATCAAGACAGGCTGATTGTTCATAAACAAGTCCCTGACCCCCTGCGTGTCGTGCGATGTGATGTGCACATGAATGTCGCCACCGCTTGCGCCTTCGCCTTCGCCATCCGCCAAAGCGCGGATGACGTCGGCCTGTTTCGCTGGCAATACCATCTCACGCGCATGCAGTTGCGTGAGGGGGTTCACGCCTGCGGGGATGTCGTAGCCGCCGGCGGCTGAGGCGGTAGGGGACATCATTGCTGCGAACCCCATGGAGGCTGCCGACATGGCGGCGCCGAAGAATGGCGCGGTCAGGTTGATCGGGTAAGGTGCTGCTGCCATCGATGCCACCCCCCCGGCGCCAGCCTTGGCCGCGCTCTCGGAAATCTCAGACAGGGCTGTTTTCTTGCCGAGGATCAGCATGGCGATCTTGCTCGCGAGCCACTTCGCGAGCACCTGCGCGATAACGCCCGCGATGGTCGAGAGCACCGACTGCCAGATCGATTTGAGACCTTGGGCAAGCGTCATCTGGCCCATCATCATTTTCTGGAAAGCGTTCTGCATGCTGCCCTGCAAGCTACCGATCGCCTGCAAGGCATACTGGTTGCGCTCCAACTCGCCGGCATTCTTGATCTCCGTCATGATGGCCTGGTGCTGACGCTCGGCGGCCTCGATCTCGGCCTTGAGTTGGGCGTAGGCCACCGGGTCTTCCGAAGGGTCGATCATGGCCAGGCGCTCGTTCATGGCCTGCAGGATGATCTCGTTCCGCCGCTGCTCGAACCCGATTTGCTGCTGCAGCAGTTCCTCATGGGTCATGAGGCCCATATCGACCGCATGATGGGCGGCCGCCTCATCGGCGTCTACCACTGCCAGGCGCGCGTCGAGCGCGTTCCGCATCCAGATCATGTCTACCTGAATCTTCTGCTCCGTCGCACGTTTGTGGGCGTCCGCTGCCGCCTTCGCGGCTTTGTCGGCTTCGCGCACCATGTCGCCCTGTAGAGCATTCACCGCGTCGAACTGCTGGCGGATCATCTCGGCGACGCCCTTGTCACCGGTGACGAATGATCCGTTGTCGAACACGTCGATTGGGCTGTCTGCCTTCTTGCTTTTGCCCTTATTGCCCGATGCGTCCGGCGGTGCCTGAAAGTCATTGCCGCCCTCAGCCGGCGCGTTCGAAGCCGTGAACTGCTGGCGGAACTTGCCGAGGAAGGAATCGCCGGTGCCGTTCCACAGATCTTTCAGCTTCTGCGTTTCGCGCACTGCATCGGCCGCGCGCTCCCGGAACACGTTCATCGCGCCGGCGAAGTCCCCGCGCAGTGCCAGTGCTGCAGCAGCTGCCACCGCACCGATGTCGGAGCCGACCGAGACGAAGGCTTGCTTCACCATTCGCGCGAGATCGACCACGCCCAGGAAGGTTTCCATCGCCACCCGGGCGATCTTCACCAACGCGGGACCCACTGCGACGATACTTTCCTTAAACGCCGTCAGCACGGGGATGATGGCTCGCCCGATGGTGTCCCGAACCGCCTTCATGGTCAGGTCGGCATCGTCGCTGGCGTCATCGTATTTCTTCCATGCATCGACATCTTCCTGGCCCACGACGATGCCAAGCGCTTCCATTTTCTGCCTGGTTTCTTCGGCCTTCTCTGCGCTGGCCTGCAACAGCTTGGAGCTGCCGTTGACCGAGCGCCCAAAGATTTCCTGAGCCGCCGCGTTGCGGTCGGTTCCTTCCTTGTACGAGTTGACGACCGCAATCGCGTCGAGCATGAGGTCATTCATGGGGCGCAGATTGCCAGCAGCATCACGGGTCTTGAGGCCCATGGCATTCAGGGCTTCCTCGTTTTCCCGCAGCTTCATGGTAAGCCCACGGCTGGCTGCCGACAGTTCCCACTGTGATGCCCCAATATCGTCGATCACCGCGATCCACACGCTGGCCTGGCTTGCCGAGACGCCCATCGCCCGGCCCAAGTCCATCGCGGATTCGGTGTACTTGGCAGTTTCGTCGGCAGCGTTCTTGATAGCGACGAAAGAGAACGCCGCTGCCGCAACTGCCGCCACGCTGGCGAAGGCAGACCGGACAGTGGTCGACATTACGGACATGCTGTCGCCAGCCGTCTTGAGGCTGCCATCCATCCGCTGAGCGCCGTTCTCGACGGACTGTGCAGCCTGATCCATGCCACGTTCCAGTTCGCCGAGGTTGGCTGTTACCCGTACTTCAATGTCGCTTCCGTTGTTCATAGCAGTCTCCAGGTGGATGTACTCTCTTTCACGGCGTTCGCGAATTCCTCGCGGATGCGCGGCTCCATTTCCTTCAATGCGCTGCGCAGAAACGAGCGGGGCGGCAGGTCATCGGCCTTCAATGCAGGCTTGTTGGCTTTGAGCTTGGCCTTGAATCCCTCCCGATGTTTCTTCAGGTCGGCCTTGACCGACTGCCCGAACTCATGGAACTTCGCGTACTCGACGTTGGTGCCGACAATGCCCCGGACCTCGCGCCCGTTGTCTGTGATGCGATGGTTGATGGAGACGCGCAAGAGGCCGGTGCGGACGTTCAGCACCTGCCCTGTGCCGGGACCAGACAGCTTCTCCAGTTTCACCTTCGTCAGCAGCTCAAGCACGAGGCTGCCGAGCGATTTGCTGACCGAGTCGTGCGTCCGCTTCCCTGCGTCCCTGAGATTCTTGGCGGTCTTCTTGGCGCCTTTGGCTGATCCCCTAAACATCTCCGCCACCCGTCGAGGCTTCGAGTGCCTTCCGCTTCAGCCCGAAAACGTCGAACACGCATGCCATCACCTCTTGCATGTTCTGAAGGTCGAGCAGGGCGGCAACGTCCTCGCGCGTCATGTCGGGGTAATTACGCTGCAGGGCGGCGTGCGCTGAATCGATTACGGTGCCGATGTACTCGGGGGTGATGCTGGCCTCGTCCATCGTTTCGAGGCGCCCTTGCAGCTGCTCCATTGCGCCCAGCGTCAGCGGCGGAATGATCAGGACGCGCCCATCGAAGTTGAAGGGGATGCCCTGGTGCTTGGTGGATTCGGGTTTCATCAGTACACCCCCGCGCGGCTTCCCGTGCGCTCGGTCAGCGCCGGAAGATTGACGTTGAGGGCCGCCGGCACGTTCGCATTGGTCAAAGAACCTGCAGAAGAGAACCACCCATTTTGTACCATGTAATTGATCCATCCAGCAGACGTACCAGCCGGGAAGTCGGCTTCGAAGTAGCGATTCATGAAGATCGGCCCTCCAGGCAAGGGGGCGTTGTTGCCGCCGAGTTCGCTAATGCTGGACGCATTCTGAATTTCGACGCGGACCGTGGGCTGCGGTCCAGTGTGCGGGTGCGGAACGGATTCACTGACAGGCGACAATGCCGCAGGCATCGAGAAAGAGCGCGTCGACGGGTCGATCAGGTCTCTGAGGTCCAGGCCGGCGATGTGGCCTGTTACGCCGGGACTCCCGGGGGTTGCACTGTCGATAGCGAGGCCGGCGACAAAGGCGCGCACGGGAACGCACCCAGTCATGATGCGATTGACCAGTTTGGAGGTTGCGCGGTAGAGGCTCATTTCGTTTTCCTTTCAGGTTCAGGTCAAGTTCAGGCGGTGCGCCAGCGGGCCAGGGCTTCGGATCGGGCTTGTTCGATGGCGCCTCGGGCGTCAATGGTTTTCACGTTCAGGGAGTGCGGCGCGGACAGACCGAATCCGATGGCCACCACATCGAAGGTTCTCATCGGGTAGGCCGTCCCGATTCCCCCGGTCATCACACCGTGGGTTTCCCTCAGTTCGCGGGCCAACTCACAGTGCGCAACGCCAAGCCCGGCCAGTCGGCCGTAGGCCTGCCCGAAGGTGTCGCAGGCAGCCAAGAAGGCAGGAAGAGCATCAAGCTGGATCTCTGCGGTAGCCGCCTCGAACTGCGCTTCAGCCAGGGCGCGCAGGGTGTCCGGCATCTGGGCATGCACCTCGGCCGCCTTCTGTTGCAGTTCGTCCAGCAGGTCGCGATGCGCTTCCATGACGGCGGCGGTCTGCTCGACGCTGGCCTCGGCCGTGGCAATCTGACGGCTCAGGTCGCGTGTCTGCTCGTCCTCCAGGTCTACGCGACCGGCGCGCAGCATCCGGGCGAACAGGCCCCGCCGTTGCTGCTTCAGGCCCTGCGCGGCGCTTGCTGCTTGCTGCACCGGCGCGATGCTCTGGTCAGCTTGGCGCATGGCTTCGTTGATGCTGGCCAGTTCGTCGGTTAGAGTCTTGAGTGCGGCGTGTGCCGCTTTGAGTTGTTCGGTTCGCATGGGGATGCGTCCTTTCACAGAGATTGGGGTTGGGAATGTTCGACCGCATTCGCCAAAATGACCTCGCCGTTGCGCACGGCAATCGTGATTACGGTCACAGACTCCACCTTTTTCTGCGCATCTCGTTCTTCCGATACGGCCTGTTGGCTTTTGCCGATTGCTTGTTTCATGAGGCTCATGCGTTTCTCCTTTGGGTGGTGGGTTGGATTTCCGGCATCGCAGCTGCCGGCAGGCTGTCGTGTGCCCTGGCGTGGCGCCGCAGCGCCCACAGCAGGTTCAACAAGTCGAGGGGATGGGTGATTTCCAGGGCCTTCGCCGCGTCGAGCGCAGCGGCCTCGGGGCTCATGCCGGGGCGCCAGTAGCACCAGGGCGGCACGTCTTCGATGCGGCCGCGGAAGGTGGCTTGGACGCGCTTAGTCATCGAATCCTCCGGTGCGTCTGGCCGGGCGTGTGTTCTGCGCTGGGCGCGGCTGCTGCCCGCGGTAGTCGCTGAACCGCAGGCGCGGGGCGTCGTAATGCAGGGTGATGTCGCCAAGTGCGCCGTTCCGGTTCTTTCGCACGACCAGGCTGATCAGGTCTTGCCACTCGGGGCCATCGTTCCGATGCAGCATCATGATCACGTCGGCGTCGGCTTCGATGTCGCCGGACTCGCGCAGATCAGACATTTGTGGGCGCTTGTCGGTGCGTGACTCGACGCCCCGATTGATCTGCGCCAGTGCGATCACGGGCACGCGCAATTCCTTGGCCAGCGCCTTGAGGCCGCGCGAGATTCCGCCGACTTCCTGCGTCCGGTTTTCGCCCGGACCCTTCATGAGCTGAAGGTAATCCACGACGATCAGCCCGAGGCCGTGCTGCCGCTTGATCTTTCGTGCCTTGGCGCGCGCGTAGGCGACGGAGACTCCAGGCCGGTCATCGATGAAGAGCGGCACGTCGGCGGTGTCACCACAGACGGAAGAGAGCCGCCGCCATCCCTCAGGCGAGGCGGTGCCACTGCGCATGTCGGACATGGATACCCCCGAGCGGCTGGCCATCAGCCGCATGGCGAGTTCCTGCCCGGTCATCTCCAGGGTGAAGAAAATCGCCGGTGCCCCGGTGCTGGCGACGTGGTCGGCAATGTTGAGGGCGAGCGCGGTTTTCCCTACTGAAGGGCGAGCCGCCAGGATCACCAGCTGTCCCGGCTCCAGGCCGCCGGTGATCCAATCGATGTTCTCGAACCCGGTCGGCTGGCCGGCGAGTTTTCCGCCACGCTCCCGGCGGCTATCGATCTCGCGCAGCGCCCCGCGGATTGCGTCATGAACCCGTACCGGTTCGCCGCCCTGGCGATCGAGTAGCTGCGCCATCGCCAATTCGGCCTCTGTGGCGATTTTTTCAATGTCCTTGGGGCCAGGGCTCATGCAAGCCTCTTCCATGCGCGTGGCGACCCCATAGAGGCCGCGCATGATGGATTTCTCTCGCACGATCTCGGCGTACCGGTGAAGGTTGGCCGCGCTTGGTGTGTTGCTCGCCAGCGCGACGATGTACTGAAGCCCGCCGACGCTCTCCAACTCGCCCAGGTTCTGCATGGCCTCGGCGACCGTCACGGCGTCAACCGGCTTGCCCGAATCGCCGAGCGCCTTCATCGCGCTGAAAATCCGGCGGTGATCATCGCGGTAGAAGTCCGCCGCGGTCATCACGCCTTCGACTCGATCCAGAGCGCCGGCACCGGCAATCAACAGGCCGCCGAGCACGGCTTGTTCGGCTTCGACGGAGTGCGGGGGCTGGATGGCCAATGCCGGAATTCCGATGTCGGGTAGCGTGCGGGCGTTCATG